TTTCCCTTATGAAATCCTTCAATTCTATATTCTAATCATTTTTTAAAAATCATGTATTATTTTTATTAAATATAATAGATATTTTTCCAAATGATATATTGGTCTATAATTATTATTGTAATATTGAAAAAAACAATATGTTTTTATTAACAAATTTGATAAATGTTCCTTTTTAATTTTTTTTTGTTCAACAAGTGAAGAGAGAATATACCAAATACAATCGGTAATATCTAAATTATAAATAAATATGTCATATAAAATATCACGAAATTTTAAAAAATGTAATTCATCAATATTTAACATGTTTTTAATTATTTTATTACAAATAATTTTGTATTGCAACATTAATTCTTCATTATAAGAATGAAGAATTTTAATATTTGTAATATTTTCTAATTTCAAATTGATTGGTAGTTTACTTTTTAAACATTTAGTATATGATAATTTAGTAGGTCTACTAATATTTATTATTTCACAACAATTTAAAATATTATCTGGAATAAAAGATAATTCTTCAGTTATTAAAATAAATTTTAAATCAACAGATATTGAATTATTTTGTTGCATATAGCTATAAAAATTATCTAATAATTCATTATGAATTTCATGAAAATTTTTACAAACTATTATACCTGATTTTTCTGTCTTTGCTGAAATAATGTCAATTATTTGTTGATAAATTTCATGCCAGAATAATTTTGAATTACAACCTAATAGTGACATATCAATTTCATAATGAATATCACTTATTTTAAAAAAATATTGCTGCTTATTATATGTTAAACTAATTTTTTTTTCATATTTTAATTCTGTTGGACTATATTTTTTAATTGATTTTAACATTTGAGTATATTTACCTGTACCACTTGGACCATAAAATATTAGGTTTTTTAAATAATTTATTGTTTTTGGAAAATTTTCATAAATTTTATTTAATTTTGGATGTAAATTTATTCTTTGATTTTCATTTATATATTCTTCAAAATGAGTTTCATAAAATTTCATTATAATATCTATTAGTTTATTCTTTATTTAAATTATAAACTAAAATATAATTGATAATTATTCATTTTTTATATAACTTAAAAACAATTCATAATTATAACATAATATTTATGAATATAGTACAAAAAATAGAGCAATATGATGAAAATTATATAAAATTTTGTGAGCCTATTAAAAATAATATAATGAATGATGGTAAATTTATAAGAATTTTATATTCTACGAGTAATATGCTATTAAATGGTATATATTTATTATTATCATTTGATGATGTCATTTGTGAAAAATATTATAGTAAATATAAATGTATTTTTGACACAAATAAATATAAAAATACAATTGATAGTTTAAAAAATATAGAAGAAAATATTTTGAATAAATTTTATTTTCAAAATAAATTACCTCAATTAAAAATTTATGAACAAATTAAAAATGGAAATATTAAATTGTTTGAAGAATTTAATAAATCATCATGTTCTTTCATTCTTAAAATATCTGGAATATGGGAAACACAATTTAATTATGGATTAACATACAAATTTATTAAAATAAATGAATAAATCTTACTATTTATAATATTTCAAACCCATCTGTTCTATAATATTTTAAAATAATATATTTGTGCCATACTGAAATTGTTGTAATCACACCAATCACATACATTAATCCTAATATAATATTTGACATTTTACCAGTGACTTCAAATTCTTTTGTATTTATGTTTGTATAAATAATATATAATTGTAAAAATAATAATATTAATGTAATATTGCTAAATATATGATAATTATTTGTAACATAATTTTTTAATATTGATTCTTTGTAAACAATAATTAAATATAACATAAATCCTACAATATTCATTATTAATAAAAATGGTCCTAATACAAATAATGATAATTGAGTTATTGAAGCAGTTTTATTCATTTCAAAAAATTTATTTATTATAATTATTAAAATCATCATTATTCCTATTAGTAATGATACATAACCTGATATTAGTGAATTATGTGATATTTTACCTGATGTGAACATACTTATTAAAAAAGATACAAAACTAGAAATTAATGCTGCATTAGAAATTGCCGAATACCACAACATTTATATAATATCACGTTATAAATTTTATTTTGCTTATTTTATGCTATATTTATTTAATTTTCCTTCTTTCTTTTTTAATTCATTTTTTTAATTCATTTTTTTAATTCATTTATTTCATTTTTTAATTCACATATTTCTTGTTGCATACATTTCATTTGAGATAATATTATAGGAATCAATTCTATATAATTTATTGTTTTAATTCCACTATTATTTGATACCAATTCAGGATATATATTCTCTAACTCTTGTGCTATAAAACCATAATGTTTTTTATCACTCTTATCAGCTTTAAATTGAAATGATACAGGGTTTAATTTTGTTAATTCGCTACTATCAATATCTTCTATGTTTTTTTTTAAAGATATATCCGAAGGATTATTTATAGAACCTAACACCAATAAATCTTTTGGAATAAATACTGATTTTTTTTGATCTGAAGGTGTAATAACCATTGTATTCGTGTTTGGAACTTTTTTATATACCCAGTTTGCTATTCCATAATCAGTAAATATAAATTGTTTAATATTTTGCGTATTATCAGGTTGTCTGCCACCATAATTAGCTAATTGTGATTCTGCTGACATATATTTATTATCTTATAATATTTTTATTATAAAAATATTATAAATATTATAATAATTATAAATATAATAAATATATTTTATTTATTATATTTATAATGAATTTACAAACAAATCATCCTTTAATACCAAATTCAAATGACTATATTATTTATAAAAAATTTGTATCAATACATTCTGAAGATAGAGATATATTAAAATATCCTGATCCTAGTCATTTTGAAATTGAATTACCAGAAGATATTACTAATGTTTATAGTTTAAGACTTGTTAATTGGACATTTCCCGCTAATTATAATACATTTTCTAGTTTAACTAATAACGTAAGTATGACATTTTTAATAAATAATCCATATAATCCTGGAGAAAATATGCTTTTTAATCCACTAGAACAAGCAATTTTTGAATGTTTGTACACATCAACCACAAATAATTTTGTTATTATTATCGAAGATGGATTTTATAATCCTACACAAATGGCTACAGAACTACAAAATAAATTTAATGTTGCGGTTTCTAACAGGATAGTGAAATATTTAAAAGATAATGCTACTCCTAGTAACGATTATGCTAATTTAGCTATTCAATTCCTTGAACAAGGAGGATATTCTAAATTTGTTATAGTTTATAATTCTGTTGGACAAAAAATATGGTATGGTAATACATCTGATGGTTTTATATTAACAAATGAAACACAAAATATTAAAAATCAATTAGATAATAGTAATATTTTATGTGGTTCTAAACAACAATTACCTGTATTTTCTGAATGGGGATTACCTGATAATTTAGGATTATCTAGATGTAATGCAAATTCAATCACAATAACAAATCCTGAAACGGGAGAACCTTTTTCGCCTAGATTTTATTATGGTGATGTTCGACCTGGAGATAATGGATTTTGGTTATTACCAGATGTAAATTTACCAAATTCAGTTGTTTATTTTATTGAACCGACCTTTAAAATTAATTTAATGGGTCCTGCTTATTTTTATATGGAAATCGCAAATAATAATTGTATAGATGAAACATCACCATATGCTGTAAATAATTTTACATTGTCAACCAATGCAACCAACGGAATAGTTAATTCTTCTTTTGCTAAAATTCCCATTCCCACAACACCTATTTCTCAATGGTTTGATAGAGAATCATTACCATATAAAATGTATTGGCCACCTGCTGAAAGAATTCGCAAATTAAATATTAAAATTAGATATCATAATGGACAACTTGTAAACTTTGGTGTTTTTCCTTATTCTTTTACAATTGAATTTACACAATACATGTCACAACAATACAAAAAAACGAATAATTTTGCTTTTAGTCCTGTTCGTTATTAAATATTATATTTATCTTTTATCCACGACTTTAAAATAGTTATATTACATATTTTATAGTCCTCTTTTACATCAGCATAAAAATTTTTTAAATCAAAAAATTTTGCACTCTTCATTTTAGCGCTCTTATAAAATATATAATCGCCTTTTGGACCTTTTCTAATGGAAACACTTGTAGACACTTCTCTGATCAAATTACTTCCTTCTTCTAAATATTTTTGTACGTCATCCAATGTTATATTTTCTATTGGTCTATTTCCTAGCTCCTTTAAAGTTTTGGTTTTTTGGTCCCAAGTTATATAAAGCCCAAATTTTCCTTTTTTCAAAATCACATCCTTACCATTATGTTGACCTAAAATATACTGAGTTTTTGTCCTTTTTGTTGTGTCAACTATTTCTTCAATATTATAATCACCATTTTCTATTTTATGAATATCCATATCTTTTTTAATGGGCTTAAATGTGACTTCTTCTTTACCATCTACTTCTTCTACACATTTTATAATGGGACCATATTTACCTACTAAATAAGTATTATTGTCATCTATTTTTACCTCTATTTTTGTCTCATCTTTTAATCCGTGAACCAAATGGTCTATTTGTTTATTACATATGTCGCATAAATTGTACCATATTGTAGTACCTTTTGAAATCTTATCTAGTTCATCTTCCATTTCTTTTGTATAATTATAATTAAATAAATTAGAAAAATGCTTGTCTAGAAATTCCATTACAATTATACCTAATGGTTGAATAACTAATTTACTTTTTTCATTACCAAATTCTCTCTTGGTTTCGATTTCAAACATTTCTCCATTTTCCAATTCATAGTCCTTACAAACTATTTCCTTACCCTTGATGTCTTCTTTTTTCACATAACCTCTTTCTTGAATTTTATCAATGAGAGAAGAAAAAGTTGATGGGCGACCAATTCCTTTTTCTTCCAAAAGTTGTACTAATCTTGCTTCTGTATAATGTTGTTTTGAACCCTTAATCGTAACTTTGGCACAGATTTTCTTATAAGGGATAATAGAATTTTGTTTTATTTGTTGAAGATATTGATATTCTTTGTTTTCTACTTTTATTTCATTTAAATACTTTTTGGATACTATTTTCCAGCCAGGAAAATCAATTAATTCACTTGTATATATAAATTTCATATTTTGAATAGCTGAAATACTTGCAGTTATAGAATAAAAAGATGCGGGCGACATACAGCTCTCTAAAGTGTTCTCCCAAATTAGTTTATACATTCTTCTCTCTTTAGAATCTAATGTTTCTGGAAGTTCAAAGAGAGAAATATTAGTAGGTCTAATGGCTTCATGAGCTTCCTGCCGAAGGCTGTCCTTTACCAGGTCAGTATCCGTTTTTTTGGTTTTCTTTTTTTTAGTTTCATCTACTTTAGCAACAGATCCAGTTATCAAACTATCTATATTTTCATTTATATATTTGGCTTCATACTTACGTATTATGTATTCCTTGGTTGAATTAATAAATTCTTGACTATATGTTTTTGAATCTGTACGCATGTACGTTATAAAACCTCCTTCATATAATAGTTGGCAAATTCTCATCGTCTCTTTAGGAGCATAATGAAGCTCATTGCTTGCCGTTTGTTGTAATGTAGAGGTAGTAAATGGTTCCGGTTGTTTTTTATATATCTTTACAGGTGCTGAACAAGTATATATATGAGAGAAATCTGAAGTTTCGTCAAAAAAATCTATAATTCCATCTTCCGATTCAATTTTACCTTGTGGACTTAAATCAAATGCTAAATTAGAATTTGTAAAATAACCTGTTATATTATATACTTTTCTCTCTTCTGCTCCTTTTATATCTTGTTCATTATCATAAACTAGTCTGAGAGCTGGTGTTTGACATCTACCAGCACTGAGAGCATTTTCCTTTCCTTTTGGTGAAGATATAAATTTCCACAACATTGGTGTCACTTTAAAACCTACTAATAAATCCAATATTTGACGCGCTTGTTGTGCGTGAACCAAATCCATATCTATTGTTCTGGGATTTTTAATTGCGTGCTGGATTGCGGATTCTGTTATTTCATTAAACGTAATACGCTTTGTATTTAAAGGTAGTTTAAATAATTCTATTATTGAAAAACTTATTGCTTCACCCTCACGATCTAAATCGCTAGAAAGTATAACTTCGTGAGCATTTTTGATTTCTTTTTTTAACAAATCAAATTGTTTTTTCTTCATTGCGTTTTCAATAATTGTATATGTTGGATTAAAATTATTTTTTATATCAACATTTTTGAGAGAAGGTATAGTGCGTAAATGACCATATGTAGCAACACATTTATAACCAGGACCCAAATATTCTTCAATTTTCTTACATTTTGCAGGAGACTCTACTATTACAAGAGTGGTAGTGGTGGAATATTTTTTACTCATAATTACATAAGTATATAGAAATACATTTATGTAATTTTTTATTTATTTATTTTATATTATAATTATATTATGCCATTTATTAGTAATTATAACGGAGCTATGCAAATACTATCAGAAATAGGTACTGGAACATGTAAAGGCAGTTGTAAATCTGTTTGGGTTCGTAATATAAAATATGCGTTAAAAACTAAAACTAACCCTTTAGGGTTAAACAAACAACAACGTAAAAATATAACGGAAAAAATAAAAAGCGTTTCTGGTAAAAATGCTATAAAAAATCATAGTAAAACTCTTAAAAAATATAAAAACAGAAAATCTCCTCCATATCCTGCGAATGAACATTGCGGAAAACAAATGAGAGGTAAAGATGGTTATATGTATGTGTCGCAACAAAATAAAAATAAAAATTGTTCTTGGAGAAAAATATAATACTACTATTTTATGCGTATGTAATTATAATTATAATAATATAAATATTATTATAATTATAATTATATTATAAATTATGCTATCTGAAAAAAAAATACGTAACAAAATAATTTTTAATTTTATTAATGATGTGAGTTATTTTATTAATAAATATATTATAAATATTACACATTTGAACATTTTAAAAGTCGAATATCACATCATACAAAATAAAAAGGACTAATGGAGAATTTCACGACTTGGCATAATTATCTTTCTAAAATATAAATTACTATTTATTCATTTTCTTAAATTGCTTCCAAGAAACATTGACATTTGCTTTTTTGGGTTCAGGAGACTTTTCAGAATTTGCATCCAGCTTCTCTGCCTTTTTTAAAGCACTATCAACATAAATATCCTTCAGAATACTACCAACCATAAAAGAGCCTTCGTGTTGGTCTAATTGTCCATCTTCTATTTTTTTCAAAATATCTAAAAATTTATATAGCAAATTAATATCAATTTCATCTTTTTTCACCTTGTTAAAGATATCAGTATAATAAGTATACAAAAAATTAGACTCATTCATACATTCTTCTGCTATTTTTTGGTCATCGCCTCTATATTTAGCCTTAATCATAATCATATTATTAATTTCATTGCGTAAAACTTGACTATGTTTTAAATTACGTATTAAATCTGTTTGATCTTCTACATTATTCGTCTTAATCATATTTTGTAATTGTAATCTTTGATTATCGTCCATATTATAGTAATTAAGAATTTAAATTTTTAAATCTTAACTAATAAAATATAATATAATTATATATGTCAAATAATGGTGGTAGTTCTATTCCTGGTATGTATTATCCAATAGTAAGTTCAATGACTGGTAGTACTGCAGGACAATCGGCAATAATTGCTCAAGATAACATGAATGCTAAACAAAATGATGCGAATAAAATAGTATCAGGTGGGAAAAAGAAAGGTGGAGCTATTAATGCTCCACAATTTAATTTGCTATATAATGATCCTTCACCACCTGGACAATCAGTTAATGATGCAATAGCTGTTTCATCGCGTGTTAGTACACAAGCTGCTGCTAATGCTGCACTTGATAATGGCGCATTTAAAAAAGGCGGTAGTAAATATAGAAAAGGGGGAAATTCAAAATTAAAATGGAGTTATTACAAAGGTGGCAGAAAAAAAACACGCAAAAATAAAAGAAAACCAAAAAGAAATGGAAAAAAAACAAGACATAGAAAATAATTATCAGGTAAATAGGTAAATATGTATTATTTTATTGTAAAAACTAACCGAATAATTATATATTAATAATATAAGTTATGCCATCTGGAAAAAATTGGATTCATTTTATATATATTAATTTAGCTTTTGGAATATATATAGCAGGTGTTTTTTATTTTAGTAAATTAGCTGAAATTAAATCTAATTGGCCTTTGTATCGTTGTAATCCTATGTATATGCCACTAGCAGATGATGTTCAAACAAATTTTACTTATTGTGTTCAAAACATGCAATCAAATTATATGGGTTATTTATTACAACCACTTACATTTGCAACTAATTCTACAATTAACATGCTTGGTAGCTTTTCTAATGATATTAACATGGTTAGAGCTATGTTCGATAAAACAAGAAATTTTAATTCTTCTATAATACAATCTGTATTTGGCGTATTTTTAAATTTAGTTATTGAATTTCAAAAAATAACAATTGGTATTAAAGATTTAATTGGGAAAACAATCGGTAGTATGGTAAGTCTTATGTATGTTCTTGATGGTAGCATCAAAACAATGAATAGTACATGGAATGGACCGCCTGGACAAATGGTACGTGCTCTTGGTAAATGTTTTCACCCTGATACAAAAATTAAATTAAAAAATGGAACTATTAAGGCTATGAAAAACATAGATTTAGGAGATATTTTAGAAAATGGTTCAATAGTTGAATCTGTTATGAAAATTGACAATAAAACAAAACCTATACCATTATATGTTATACCATGTGAAGGAATTAATAAAGAAGATATTTATGTTACTGGGTCTCATTTAGTATTTAATAATATTAAACAAAAATATTGTAGTGTTGATAAATATTTTAAATCATTTAAAACTATTAAAAAAACAGATTGGTTTAGTTGTTTAATTACACATGACCATAAAATAAAAATTGGAAATGAATTGTTTTGGGATTGGGAAGACCATTTTATTAAAACAATTATTAATTAACTATTATTGAAATGAGAATATAGTAAATGAATATTATCCATTTACTATATATGGATAGAACAAATGAATTGGATAAAATTAAACAAATATATGAAAAATTAACTTATTTTGACCAATATGGCTCTTCAGTAATAATGTTATTTATAATTACTATTATTTTAACTATTATTATTTCTTATTGTTACACTATGATAAATATACAACCTGTTATTGATGATTGGCCAAATCAAAGATGTAAACCTCAATATTTACCTTTTGCTGGATTTATAACACATCCTGAAGGAATATCAGCTACAGAATACACAAAACAAAATTTCACTTATTGTACTCAAAATATTCTATCTAGTATTACCGGAAATGCTTTACAACCATTTAATTTTGTTACAAAAATTATGCAAAGTACAACTGAAAATATTAAAAATTCATTAAATTCTTCAAGAGGTATGTTTGACAAAGTAAGAGTTTTTTTCCAATCAATGGCACAAGAATTAATGGGAAGACTTATGAATATTATGATACCATTACAAGAAATAATTATCAGTTTTAAGGATTTAATCGGAAAATTACAAGGCGCCATGACAAGCGGATTATTTACACTATTAGGCTCTTACTACACATTAAAATCATTAATGGGTGCTATTGCACAATATATTGTTACTATACTAATTGCATTAGCCGCATCAATTGCTGTCATGTGGGCGGTTCCAATTACTTGGGGTGTTGCTGCTGTAAATACTGGCATTTTTTTAGCTATTTCTATTCCTATGGCTGTTATATTAGCTTTTATGAGTGATAAAATGCATATCAAAGCTTTGAAAATACCCAAGGTAAAATGTTTTGACAAAAATACTGAAATTATTATGAATGATGGTACTCAAAAAATAATTAAAGATATAATAGTAGGAGATGTATTAATTAATAATAATATTGTCACAAGTAAAATAATAGTTGAAACTAAAGGTTCTACTATGTATAATCTAAATAACATAATAGTATCCAATTCACATATTGTTAAATATTTAGATAAATGGATTCCTGTATCAAAACATCCAATGGCAAGAAAAATACAATATACAGAACCATATTTATATTGTTTAAATACAACTTCTAAAAAAATTCTTATTGATAATCATATATTTAGTGATTGGGATGAAATATTTGAAGATGACATATGTAGTATTCAAAAAAATAGCAATTATACATTTTATGAAAGTAAAGATATACATAAATTTTTAGATGCTGGATTTGTTGGTAATACTAAAATTAAATTAAAAAACAATAGCGTTAAAAATATTACTGATATTTGTATCGGAGATATTTTAGAAAATAATGAATATGTTTACGGAATTGTTGAAGTAGATGGTACTAATTTATTTGAACAATATGAATATCATTTAGGGAATATAATAATTGAAGGTGGACCTAATTTAACATTTTGTGATAAAAATATTAATATTTGGTCTACTATAAATTTATCTGAAAAAAACACTTATTGTTTAGACAAAAAAATAAATTATAAAAAACCAAAAGATAAAATAGAAAATAAATTGTATCATTTATTAACTGATAAAGAAACTTTTGTTGTCAATAAAATTAAATTTTATGATTATAATGCTTCAATTGATTTATTTTTAGATAAAAATATTGAAAAATTATTATCTATGAAATATGTATAATATGGATATTTCAATACTAGGATATAAGTTTAATGTAGAAATATTAATTTTAATTGGGGTTATTTATTTAATATTGGTTGGACACACAATTGGAGGATGTTGTAATTTTTATAGTACAATTGAAGGTATGGATGTTTCTGGTAATTCAATTGTTGTTTCTGGTAACATTAATATGGATGCTTCTGGTAATCAGATGGATGTTTCTGGAAATATTGTTAGAACTGGAAATATGCCCACACAAACTACATCCAAAGAAGGATTTGTAGGTGCTAATATTAATTATGGTGAATCTTCCGCTTATGATTTGACAAATAATATGCCTGTTAATACTGCTTCTTGGAGTGCTCAAAATATGACAGTTGTACCTGGTCAACCTTTGAGCGAAGGTGTAAAAAAATTTTTGGCACGCAAGCCTCAACCAGTTCCTCTTCCTGAGGGCGAAATGTTGATGTTTGCAAATACACCTTTTAAACCTGAATGCTGCCCAAATACTTATAGTAATTCTATGGGGTGCGCATGTATGACGGGTCCACAATACAATGCACTAATTACGAGATTTGGTAATAATGTACCTTATTCTGAATATTAAATAAAATATTAACAATTAATTAATAATATTTTATTCATATTTTTCAACTCTTATTCCTTTAGAATCATAAACCCAGATTTCATATTTATAACCTAATTCCTTTGCTGCATTTTGTTTTAAATATATATATTCCTTACCTTTAGTAGCAGTCCACGTTGATTTAACTTCAATACACCTATTTTGAATAGGAATAAAAATATCTACATAATGTCTATGATTTTTATCATTTTCATCATTATACCAAATAGTCGGAACATTTTTACACCCAGTAATTATATCAGATTCATTTATTTTCTCATTTATAATTAATTCATCTATATACTTTTTTAAAAGTATATATATATATGGTAAAAACAAAAAGGAATAAAAAATCTAATAATGGTACAAAAAAGGTTTTAAAATGTCCTATTGGATTAAAACCATTTCAAGAAGATTTTAGTAAAACAATTCCTTCAAATCAATTAATAAAATCGAATCAAGAGAGAAAAAAAGAGTTTGTAAAAGAATTAATGACTAAATTTGCTCCATCTGCGATTAAGCCTGAAGATAATTATTATGACTATATTAATTACCTTTGGTTAAAAAATGTAAGCTTAGAAAAACAGCAAGAATATATTGTTCAAGTAGATGATTTTAGATTAACCCAAGATAAAGTTTATCATCAATTAAATGACATTATTTTGGAATATATAAGAACACATAAAGATAAACTCGCTACTAATTTGAAAAATTTCTATGACTCTGTTACCAAAATGAATGAAATTAGTGAAAGTAAAAGGCTATCTAAAGAGGCTATCCAAAAGATAGATAGTTTAATTCAAGAAAAAAATATGTGGAAGATGTTAGCATTTATTAATAGCGATGAAATGACCGCAGATAGTTCGCCATTTGTATGGTCTGTGAATCCAGATAATAAAGAACCAACTAAATTCAGATGTTACGTTAGTGCTCACGTATTTTCTTTGGTTGACCTTAATGTATATTATGATGATGGAAATGACGTTAATTATAAGCGAAAATATAGAAAGGCTTTTAAAACATATTGTAAAAAAATATTTGACACATGTCTTGGTAAAGGTCATGGTTTCAACCCTCAAGACATTTTTGATGTTGAAGTAGATATTTTCAATGCTCTTGGTTGTATTGATATTACTTCCAAAGAAGAAAAAACTTATAATAGAGTAACCGCAACGGAAGCATTATCCAAATATGGATTTGATTGGAAAGAATTTTCAAAAGAATTAGGATTCAAACATACTCCAGAATTTTTTATCACATCAAGTTTGAATTACTTAAAATGTGGTACAGATTTAATGGCGCAAAACTGGGAAACACCAAAATGGAGAACATACTGGGTTTGGATTTTATTAAAAAGGATTACAAGAGTTACAAGACATTGGGAAAAAATTACATATGAATTTTATGGCAGTTTTGAGAGAGGGCAAGCAGGTATTAATAATAGTGATGCCGTTAGTTCTTCATTATACATGTCTATTCCTTTTAATACTTTTTTAACTAATCAATATGTTGCCAAATATGAAAATCCACAAGCAATAGAATATGTTAGCACATTATGTAACGATTTAAAAATAGTTTATCGCAGAATTTTACAGCGTAATAAATGGATGTCACCATCTACTAAAAAAGTTGCTTTAAATAAATTAGATCATTTTAATTTTGTAATTGGGAAGCCTGAAAATTTGAGAGAAGACCCTGACTTAAATTATGGTCATAGTTTGTATGAAAATATGACAAAAATTATGGAATGGAGACATAAAAAATTTACAGAATTAGACGGAAAACCTTATATTGATATTCCAATGATGGATTGGACACAATATCCAGTGAAAATGGCTGGAACACAAGCGTATATTGTAAACGCATCTTATACTCCATCCAAAAATTCAATTTATATTAACTTAGGTTACATTCAAAAACCATTTGTAGACCTTGATGAGAGAGGAATTGAATATAATTTGGCACATCTTGGTTTTACTATTAGTCATGAAATGTCTCATGGTTTTGATGATTTTGGAAGTCAATATGATGAATATGGTAGATTACACGACTGGTGGACGGATGCCGATAAAAAGAAATTTAAACAAATACAAACAGATGTGACAAAACAATATGAAGAGTTTGCTGCCAGAGATGGTATTAAATATGATGCTTCTATTGGTATTGGCGAAAATATGGCTGATATTTCTGGTATGGCTATTTGCAATGAATATTTGAGAGATTTTCAAGAAAATAATAAAGATTTAATTCCTATTCGCTATTTATCATTTGAAGCATTTTATACATATTATGCTTTTCAACAAAAACAGAAAGTTGGCAAAAAAGCACTTGCTGCTCAACTTAAAACGAATCCTCACCCACTTGATAAATATAGATGTAATGTTCCTTTATCACGTTCAGAAGTATTTAGAGCTATGTTTAATGTTAAGAAAGGTGATGGTATGTGGTGGCATAATTCAGATACTGTTTGGTAAATATAATAAAATAAATAATTAATATTTAATAATTATTTATTGACTATGCTTTGCTGTCAATTGTAACTTCTTTTGCAATATTTTTAATGATTTTATCCTCTTTTTCAAAATCATTATCTCCTTTGCCTCCCATTGCTTCCATTACCAATTTATTATATGTGTCGGACACTTTTGAAGTGCTTTTTAAACAATCAGGATGTTTATTTCTAAATTCACTAAATAATTTTGTATTTTTATGTGCCACATGTTTAATAGCTTTCCTCATTTTTTGTTTATTTTCATTCTCTTTTTCCCATTTATCTTCATCCTTTACATACATTACTTCTCTCTTTGAATCAGTACAATGAACTGGTCTTTTTGATTCATCAAGTGAATTTAAATTTTTAATTATAATATTTGAAATACCTTCTACATAACCAATTTTTCCGACATTTTCCAAATCAGAAAGTTGTAATTTAATAGAATCTACAAAATCCATAATGTTCATTGCATCTTTACATGTTTCATTTAAAAATAAATTTAAATTAAATGATTTGTTATTGGAATTTATAGTATTATTAGTACCATTTTTAGTTATTTCTAATATTTGTTTATTTTGTTCTATAAGCATGTTTTTAAATTCTGAATTTTCTTTTATTAAATATTTTATTAATTCTTCAGAATTATTTGATTTATTATTAATTATTTCAGTGAAAGATAATTCTATATTACATTTTTTTTTGTGTCTCCATAAACCAGAATAATCCTTATATGTTTTATTACAATTTTGACATTCATAACAAGAGCTTAATTTTGGCTTAATTTCATTGCTATTCATTGATTTAATGTGTTTCTGACTCAAATTATGATTGTTTATGTTACTTTTTTTACACGTAGTATAGTTACATTTTTCACAGGAAAACATCGGGCTTAATTTTGGCTTAATTTCATTGCTAAACATTGCTATATATAAGCAATATATTTTAAGCTTTTTATTTTTAAAATAATAAAAAATATATATATTTTAAAATTATCGTCACAATTTTATAAAAATTTTTTATCACGCGAGACGCTAAAATTTTTTATGGTCACAGCATTTTCATTTTCCAACATTTATTTCCTTTTTTTAAAAATGGACAAAAATAAATGTCCAAAAATGAAAATCGGAAAAAAGTCTTGGAAAAAAATATTCGATAAAATTATATAATAAATAATCAAAGTAACTTAAAGAACTTATTTTTCAATATTGAAATTTTATTTTTTATTTATAAAATTAGTTATAGCTTTCAATATATTTCTAAACATTTTTTTACACATCAAAAATAATATAAACTTATTATAGTTTATATTATTTATTTTTAAAATTTATTTTTAATATATTATTTTTATTTACATATACATACTATAAAGTGCTGGAATATTTTCATTTTCCTTTTTAATTAATTTATCAACAATATCTTTTGTTACTGTAAATGGAAATTGTACTTTTAATGACATATCTTGTTCAAATAAGTTAGAATCAGGTTTCATCAATCTATAAAGGTTTAATTTTGTATATATTATTTCTAAACAACGTTTTAAATTTCTTACACCATCTTCTTTATTACAATGATTGTCAATAATGTAATGAATTGTTTGTTCATTAATAACTATTTGTGAATCCTCAAATCTTACTTGTTCGCGAATTCTTGGTAATAAATAATTATTTGAAATGGCCGTTTTTTCTTTTTGATTATATCCCTTTGTCTTTATTCTGTACATTCTGTCTTTCAAAATTGGATTAATTTTTGATTCATCATTATAACTAAATATGAATAAACATTTACTCAAATCAAAATTAATTTCAGCAAAATACTTGTCATGAAATTGTGAATTTTGAGATGTATCAGTTAAATGAGTAAGGATACCAGCAATTTCTTCACCCCTTGGAGTATCGCTAATTTTATCAAGTTCATCAAAATAAATTACAGGATTCATACATTTACTATCAATTAAAATTTGTACAATTTTCCCCCAAGTAGATCCTTCATATGTATAACCATGACCTTCTAAGAAACTGCTATCTGTAGCACCTCCAAGAGCAATAAAAGCAAATGGTCTGTTTAAAATTTTGCTGATTCCTTCTTTAACCAAACTTGTTTTGCCTGTACCAGGAGGTCCATGAATCGCAATCGCAGTACCAATTGCTTTTGGATTAGTTACAAGTTGCCCTAACATTTGCATTATCTGCATCTTTGCGTCATTTAAACCATAAACGGCATTATTTAATGTTTTCTGAGCATTTTCCATAAATTCATGACACTTATCTACCCCATCATCAATACTAATTGGTAACCCTTCCATTTTACTAAATGGGATACGCATAAAAGTATCAACCCAGTTTTTAATTTTATAAAACTCACCACTACCAGGTTCCATATAACGCAACGAATTAATTTTTTTCATAGCGGCAGCCTTAAATTGTACTGGAATATTTGCTTCAAGAAGTGTCATACGATATGGTTTTTCAATACGAGTTATTTTATTAATTTCTCTTAATTCTTTAATTACTTTTTTTTGTTCGTCGAGTTCTAATTTTTCATAAAATGAAAAATCATTCATTGTATTTTTATCTTTAACTATCTTGCGAAATATTCTCATATTTTTTTCCTTGTGTTTTTTCTCCTTTTTCTCTTGTTTTACCTTTTGTTTCTTAATATCTTCTTCATACGTTTCAATACATTTTTTAATAGACTTATCATTTGGATTTTTTTCTAAAACTTGTTTTAGCTGTTCTAATGTTTCATTATTTGGTTTTTTCTCATTGTGTGTGGTTGAATCTTTAATCTCCTTTTTAGATTCACTAGTAACCTTTGTAGTATTCTTTTTACTTCTAGTTTTGTGTTTAACCTCTTCTTCAGAAGAACATGATGATATGGAAGCATCTTCATCTTCTGTTTCTTCAGACGAATCATCAAATTCTGAATCATAATCTTCATCGTCCCAGTCTTCATCCTCTTCCTCTTTATTAGCACCACCAATAGTAAAAATAATATTAAATTTATTAGAACCTTTTACTTTAACTTCTTCATCATCATCCTCATTTTCAGTATCTTCGTCATCAATTGATTCTTCCTCTTCGGTTTCAGATTCAATTATTTTTTTATTCTTTTTATTTTTACTATTTTTGTTTTTCTTAGTTATTTTTTCTTCTTCAGATTCCGTTTCCCAATCTTCGTCATCATAATCTTCATCAGATTCAGATTCAGTTTCAACTATCTTTTTATTCTTTTTTTTAGGTGATGGTTCTTCTTCAGATTCAGAATCCCATTCTTCTTCATCTTCCATTGTTTTTTTTAAATTCTCTCCAGCTTTGATTTTTTTATTTAAATATTTAGATGGAAACATTTTTGATAAAAATTTTCTGTATTCATGTACGTCCATTTCTTCCTCACCACTATTGCTATTATCATCACTATCAGAATCATTATTTCTTTTTTTATTATGTGATTTGTCATCTGCTTTTTTGATACGTTTGCTGATTTCCTTTTTTGAGTTTTTACTTTGATTATCGCGTGGCATATTTATTTATATATTATAAAAAATTAATTTTAAATTATAATAATATATATTTATTTTTTATAAAAAAAATTGAATTATTAAAAACAATATAAATGTATTATAATATAATATATAGTATGTCGAAATATTCAAATAATAACATGTTAAATTGTTCCAAAGTTATCGGTATTCAATTTAGTATTTTGTCTCCGGAAGAAATACGAAAAGGTTCTGTAGCTGAAATAACTACTCGGGATACATATGTAAATAATAAACCAGTTATTGGTGGTTTGTTTGATCCTAGAATGGGCGTTTTAGAACCAGGTTTAATTTGTCCTACGGATGGTTTAGATTATTTACAAACACCAGGTTATTCAGGACATATTGAATTAGCAAGACCAGTATTTTATATTCAATATTTAAGTACAATTTTAAAATGTTTGAGATGTGTGTGTTTTAAATGTAGTAAACTTTTAATAAGCAAGGATAAATATAAACAAGCATTAAAAATAATAGGCGAGGCTAGATGGAAATATGTATTTGCTTTAGCTAGTAAAATTAAAAGATGTGGTGAAGATAGTGAAGATGGTTGTGGTTGTCTTCAGCCGAATAAAATTAGAAAAGAAGGTCTTGCTACTATATTTGCCGAATGGAAAAGTACTGAAGAAGGTGAATCTGAACCGATTATTATTAAATTAACTCCTGAAATGGTCTTAAAAATATTTAAGAGAATTTCTGATGAAGATGTTTCATTTATGGGATTTAGTCCTGTTTATTCAAGACCTGATTGGATGATTTGTCAAGTAATGTCTGTTCCTCCTCCAGCGGTTAGACCATCAGTCAAGCATGATGCGCAGCAGAGGTCTGAAGATGATTTGAGTCATATTTTAGTAAATATTATTAAAACTAATAAAACTTTACAAGATAAAATTCAAAACAATGCGCCAGCAAATGTCGTTGATGATTGGACTACTGTGTTACAATATTATATTGCTACACAAGTAGATAATAAGATTCCTGGAGTTGCTTCCGTAGCACAACGTTCTGGAAGACCATTGAAATCAATCAAGGACAGATTAAATGGCAAAGGAGGACGTATGAGAGGCAATCTTATGGCGAAACGTGTAGATTTTAGTGCTCGTTCAGTTATCACTGCGGACCCTAATATTTCAATTCGTGAATTAGGTATTCCAATGAAAATTGCGAAAAATATTACAAAACCTGTTATTGTTAATAAAATTAATAAAGCGTTTTTAACAAAATTGGTACAAAATGGGCCTGATGTGTGGCCTGGAGCTAAAAATTTAGAAAAGAAAAATGGAGAAACAATTGGGTTACGACATTACTTAGATAGACAATCCATTATGCTTGAAGAAGGCGACATCGTTCATAGACATATGATGGACGGCGATGCGGTTCTATTTAATCGTCAACCTACTCTCCATAGAATGAGTATGATGTGTCATATCGCACGTATTATGAAGCGAGGTGATACTTTCAGAATGAATGTGGCTGATACTAAGCCATACAATGCCGATTTCGATTTGTAAAAATTTGTGACCATATATAGTCACAAAATCTCTGGTCGAAAACAGGGAGCGTTAAAAGCGTGTAACTCCCTAGTCAAATGATTCTAATTATAAAAGCACTTAAATATAAAATATAAAATAATATAAAATGGAACTATCAAAACATTTAGAACTATCAAAACAGATTTTAGATGACCCAACCAAAAGATATTGCGAAATATATAAAATAATTAACATTTCAAATGGTAAGATATATGTAGGACAAGCTGTTTCTCATATATTAAATCATAAAAGATACAGACCATATGGACACGAAGGAAGATTTAGATGTCATATATCAGAAGCTTTCTCAACAAAGAAAAACCAATCACACTTTTTAAATAATGCCATTAGAAAATATGGTGTTGCAGATTTTGTGGTTGAATTAATCGAATGTTGTGAAATATCAAATGCTGATGAACGAGAAATATACTACATTAAAGAGTTAAATTCTTTGTATCCTAATGGATATAATTTGAAGAATGGAGGTAGTGTATTTACTCATAGTGATGAAAGTAAAAAACGTGTATCTAATGGTGTATTAAACTATTATAAAGATAAAAAATTTGAAAGGTTTAAAAATATAAAATATATTGATGATGATATTGAAAAATATATTAAACCATTGAACAGAAATAATGAGCAATATGGTTGGTATGTTTATATTGATAGAATTAAAGCAGATTTTGGTGGAGTTCATATTCCATTAGATAAAAGTAAAATAAGTGCAATAGAATTTATTCAGAATTTAAAGAATCATTTGGCGAAACACCTTGATGCGGGAATCCCCTTAGAGCCTTCACTACCACTCTCAATTGGAAACTTTTGTGAGGAACTCGGTTAATAGCCGAACCCAATGGTAATAATGTGAAGGATTGGGCAATCCGCAGTGCTACTTCCTAATGTCGTTTAGCAGACTATGGAAGGCATTCAGAGACTGAACGGGTGTTGGTGAACAATGAAGGATTAGCTACCCTGAGTTTGCTTAAGATACAGTCCGGCCCCTTTGGAAACACTGGGGAACTCACCGGGAGATGAAATGAATTTACATATGCCGCAGGACCCAGAGTCTGAGGCAGAATTAAAAAATTTGGCGGCAGTTCCATATCAAATAGTTAGCCCCGCCAACAACTCAAGTATTATAGGTATTTATCAAGACTCAATGCTTGGATGCTATCAATTCACAAGACCAGATATCCATTTTAGTCCAAGAGACGCAATGAATATATTAATGATGTTTAATGGTGTAAACGAACACGAATTATTGAAAAGTGCGGAAAGCGAAAAAGGAATTTCAAATTTTGATATTTTAAGTCAAATCATGCTTCCTTTATCAATGAAATATAAAACAAAGGCGTTTAAAGAGGATAAAGATGATGCGAAAACATCAAACGCTGTGCTAGAAATCAGAAACGGAAAATACATTCGCGGACAAATGGACAAAGGCGTACTAGGTGCGGGCACAAAAGGTCTTCTTCAAAGAACATGTAACGATTTTGGAAATATGGCATCCGCAAAATTTATAGATGATTTACAAAATGTTGTTACAGAGTATATGAAATCAACTGCGTTTAGCGTTGGTATTAGCGATTTGATTTCAGACCAAAAGACAAATGAAGAAATTATTAAAGTCATTACACAGAAAAAAGGAGATGTCAAAAATTTAATTGAACAAACACAAATAGGTATATTTGAAAATAATACAGGAAAAACAAATGAAGAAGAATTTGAAACACAAGTGAATAATATTTTAAATCAAGCAACTTCTGAATCAGGCAAAATCGGTTTAAAAAGTTTGAGCAAAGACAATAGATTTGTTACAATGGTTAATGCGGGTTCTAAAGGTTCTGATTTGAATATTTCCTTTATGATTTCTTGTCTAGGACAACAAAACGTAGATGGTAAGCGTATTCCTTATGGATTTGAACACAGAACATTACCGCATTTTACTAAATATGACGATTCGCCAGGTGCTCGTGGATTTGTAGAAAGTTCTTATATTAATGGTTTATCACCCCAAGAGCTGTTCTTTCACGCCATGGGTGGTCGTGTCGGTTTGATTGATACTGCTGTAAAAACATCTACTACAGGTTATATCCAAAGAAGATTAATTAAAGGCCTTGAAGATTTAATGGTGGCATATGATATGACTATTCGCACAAACAAAAATAAAATTGTACAATTTGCTTATGGTGATGACAACATTGACACAGTTAAAGTAGAAAATCAACCAATTAGCCTTGTTTCAATGAGCATACAAGATATTTACGCACATTATTTAATGCCTGAAGAATCTGGAAAAATAAAAACACTTGGTAATATATTTTTAAAAAATACAATGACTAGATATAAAAAACAATATGAAGAAATGATTACAAAAACAAATACCTATATTGAATTTATGATTAATAAACGTAATGAAATTATTGAAAAGGTATTTAAAAATAAAGGTGATAGTGTTGTTAATTGTCCAGTAGCATTTTCATACATTATTGGTAATGTTCAAGGTCAAACTAATTTAACAAGTTCATCATTAGTTGACATTACGCCACTAGAAGCATTCCAAATGATTGAAAAATGTTTTGAAAATTTAAGTAAAAATCATTATGCTCCTCCTACAAATTTATTTAAAACATTATTTTACTTCTTCTTGTCACCAAAAGAGTTATTGATTGTAAAAAGATTTAACAAATCTGCTTTATCTTTATTATTAGATAAAATTACAATTGATTATAAAAGATCTATTGTTACACCAGGTGAAATGGTTGGAATGATTGCTGGTCAGAGTATTGGTGAGGTATCAACACAAATGTCAGTTCCATTTAATTCACAACATAAGATAGTAATTAAAAACAAATCATCCGGAGAAATTTGTTTAAAATCAATTACAATGGGTGAATTTTGTGATAATTTAATAGAAAAATACCCTAATTTAACTTTTAATACTGGACACAAAAATAGCGTTGAGACACTACTTGAGCCGCTAGAAAATGAATATTATATTGTTGGTGTATCTGAAAATGAGAAAACCAGTTGGAATAAAATATCTCACATTAGTAAACACCCTGTCAATGGACAAATGATGAAAGTTCATACCAAGAGTGGTCGTATTGTCGAAACAACAACAAGCCATAGTCATTTAGTTAGAGAAAATCATAAAGTGGTACCAATTGTTGGCGCAAATATGAAAGAAGGAATGCGTATTCCAGTTTGCTCTCATATTGATGATACATTTGTCAAAGACACATATAAATCTTATAAACTAGATGGATTATTTGGATGGTTTATTGGAGCCTATTTAGCAGAAGGAAATTTAAATTATAATGAAATTTCCATTACAAACATTTCTGAATATTATATTGAAAATACTAAAAAAGTAGCTAGTTTATTTGGTAAAGAATGTCGAGTTGTTGAAAAACAAGGAGCCTTTGGTAAATCAATTACAACAAAGTTTAATTGTGAAGACCTAGCAAAACTATTATTGACTACTTGTGGAAATGGTAGTTTTGTGAAAAAGGTTCCGGATTTTGCTTTTACAGCACCACATGAATTCAAGAAAGGATTATTTCAAGGTTATTTTGATGGTGATGGTAATTTTCAATGTGATAAAAACCATCATCAAATTAGGTGCTGTAGCAGAAGTGAACAGCTTATTAAAGATTTGGCTTTAATATTAAATTATTTTAGTATTTGCGGAAATCTAAAGAGCGAAATGAATAAAGGAAGTATGTTGTATCATTTAAATATTTCATCAAAATATGCCAAACAATATCAGTCACAAATAGGAACTATTTTACATATGGATAAATTAGATAATTTAGTACATTTTATTGAAAGAAATGATATTAAATTCTTATCAGAACAAATAGATAAAATTAATGGAATGGGCGAAATTATTGCGCATTGTGGTAAAACTTTACAGCTTCCCAGACAAAGTCGCACATATGGATTTTGGAAAAATAAAGACACTATTGGTCGCAGAACATTAGAAAAATATTACAATGTGTTTAATGAACATCCGAATAAAGAAGTTATTGCAAACGAGTTACAATTAATTAAACAAGCAATTTCTTCCAATGTTGTATGGGATGAAATTATAAATATTGAATATTATACACCAGAACAAACAAATTTTGTTTATGATTTTACTGTTCCAGCCAATCAAACATTTATGACTGATTATGGTGTCATAGTTCATAATACCTTAAACACTTTCCATTTCGCCGGAGTTGCCTCCAAATCCAATGTGACTCGTGGTGTGCCAAGAATTGAAGAAATATTATCTTTATCAAGTGAAATTAAAAACCCTTCATTAAGTATTTATTTGAAAAAAGAAGATGAAACACAAAAGGAAAAAGCACAATCAATTATGTATATGTTAGAGCATACAAGATTAGAAGAAATAGTGAAATCAGTTGAAGTATGTTTTGATCCTGATGACCTCAATACATTAATAAATGATGATAAAGATACTATTGAACAATACAGAGCATTTGAAAAAATGGTAGATGAATGTAATCAATCGGCATTATCTAATGATGAAAATGAGAAATCGAAATGGATTATTAGAATGATTATGGATCCTGAAGTTATGCTTGAGAAAAATATTACTATGGACGATGTGAATTTTACATTGAACAATTGTTATGATAGTCAAATTAATTGTGTATATTCTGATTATAATTCGGATAAACTAGTATTTAGAATTAGAATGAATGAAGTGCTTAAAAGCACATCTAATAGAGGCGGACAAAAGAAGGTAAAGGTAAATCCTCTAGACCAATCAGACCAAATTTATATTCTTAAAAATTTCCAAGAGCAACTTTTACAAAATATTGTTTTGAGAGGAATTAAAGGAATTAATAAAGTTATTCTTCGTAAGATTAAAGATAATATGGTAGAAAATAATGGAGTTTATAAAAAACAAGATATATGGGTGTTAGATACTATTGGTACTAATTTGTTAGATGTTCTTGGTCTTGATTATATTGATAATAACAGAACGTTTAGTAATGATATTGTAGAAATTTATAATGTTCTTGGTATTGAAGCAGCTAGGCAAGCTATATATAATGAATTAGTTGATGTAATTGAATTTGATGGTACATATATTAACTATCATAATTTCAGTGTATTAGTAGATAGAATGACTGCTACGCATAAATTAATATCAATTTTCAGACATGGAATTAATAATGATAATATTGGTCCTATTGCAAAAGCATCATTTGAAGAAACACCTGAAATGTTTTTGAAAGCTGCTAGACATGCTGAACTTGACACATTAAGAGGGGTATCAGCAAATGTAATGTGTGGACAAGAAGGATTCTTTGGTACAAGTTCATTCCAAGTTGTTTTGGATATCGAAGAAATGCAAAAATTAGAGGCTACTAGTGAATATAAAAATATTGATATTGATGAAGAAATAGAAAAATTCTTTGGAGAAGTTGAAAATCCTCAAGATCCATGTGGAATAGATAAAATATCAATACAAAATAATGTTATTACAATTAAATCACAGGACCTTGGTAATGATAATACTTATAATCCTGGATTTTAAAAACAAATTTTAAAAATCATAAATAATAATTTAATATTTATAAAATAAATATTAAATGTAAATATAAATTTAAATGTATAATGTCAATAATTAATTACATCACAAAAAAAATTATTAATCTAGATAATAATATTTTTTCTTTAAATTATGATAATTCTGATCAGATTGATTCTATATTTAAGATATTATTTTATAGCTTAGCTAATAATAGTTATAAAAGTAAATTTATTATGTTTATAGAAACATTAAATAGTTTTTTACAATTTTCAAGAGAGAAATTTATTCAATATTTTTGTAAAATTCAAAAAACATATCGCGCATTATGTAGATTTGCTTTTTTATATAAATATAAAAAGTCTCTAATAAGTATTACAACAGATATGGGTTTAAATAATATTGACGCAGATAATAAAAATGCTATATGTATTTATCATAGCAACACAAGATATTTATTTATTATTAATGATCTAATTAGAATAATTAATACATCATTAACTAATTCGCCTATGTTTTTTATAGAACCATTACCATCTAAAAATCCATATAATAATTTACCATTTACAAAATCAAATCTATATAATATTTATTTTTTTATTAGATTCAATACAAGTATTTATGATGATTTATTCTTTAAATTTTTTAATTGTAATTTTGATTTATCATTATTTTATGATAAATATGAATATTTATTAAGAGAGTATTCAATTCATAATTTTATTAAAAATTTATCTATTACTGACTTTGTTAAAGAAATTAAAATTATGTTAAGTGAATACAATTATGTTAACAAAAAAAATAAAATAGAAATTGATAAGGATTTTTCAAAAAATAAATTAATACAAATTATGAAACCTTATTTCACTTTGTATTTACAAAGTAATTATTCATTAATTACAATTATTAAATTAAAATCACGTATTAACTTAAATAATAAATTAAAAAAATTTCAAAAATTTAATCCTTTGTTCGGGAGAAAAATAATTAAACTTAACTATAAAATAGATACAAAATTTAAAAAAAAATCATTTGTTAAATGTTATGAATTTAATGATAAACACATAGCATTTTATGATAATGATTGTAAAAAATTTTTAACAAATCAATTAAGTATTAATGATAGTGAAAATAATGATAGTGAAGATAATGATAGTGAAAATAATGATAGTGAAGATGAAGAAATATTAAATCCATATGGTTTTGTATTCCCTCAAATTAGACCTGTAGCTAATTATATTTTTTAAACCATATTTTTATCTACACATTCACCTTGTTTATTTCTTACCATTCCATTTGGACATCTTTTTCTTGTTCCTTGTTTTTCAGGAGTTGTTTTTTGTTTTTTTGTTTGTTTCTTAGGTTTTTCAGTTTTTTCTACTACTGGTTGGACAACAGGTTCAATATCCTCTTCAACTATTAATTTTTTTGTCTGTTTTTTAGGGTTTTCTACCACTGGTCGAACAATAGGTTCAATATCCTCTTCAACTATTAATTTTTTACTTTTTTTTGGTTTTTCTACTTGATGTATTAAGTCAGATTCTTTACATTTAGTTTTAGATTGATAGTTTGTTGTAGTTTGTTTTGTAAAATTATGTAAATAACTTTCAATTGTTATTTTATTACCTATAATTTCATCTATATATTCCTGACAAGTTAGATGTCTTGATGATATAAAAACCTCTCCATGATTGTTTTGAATAAGCTTATAATTAGGCTTATTTCCATTAAAACCAGGTAATAATATAAAAACAAAATCATCACTTTCGTCACCATATCCTAAAAAAGCATGTTTTTCATAATTTGTTTGTAAAATACAACTTTGACTAATAAAAATTGTAGGAATTTTATATTTTTCTACAAGCATCCATAAATCTAATGTTGTTAAAAAATAATTTTCTTCTGAAATAAAGGTTGAAAAATCAATAGTATTCTTTTTTCCTTTTATTATTTTGCCGAATGTCTTTTTTCCTTCAATAATTAGAATATCAACAATTTTATCTTGATACTTTTCCAAATATTGTTTATATTCATTATATAGTTCATTTTTAATTTTATTTATAGTATGTTTAATACCTGTATATTTTTCTATTAAATCAATTATAAATTGAAATGTACAAATAGTTGTATTATTATACTCGATGTCTTTATAATCATCAGGAAAACATTTTTTCCAAATTCCAGAAGTTATATTTTGATTAATTTTTGGAGGTTCACACACACTTTGATTTTCTATTTCAATAACCTTATCTAATGAAGATACATTATTTTCATACATTTGTGTCATTATTGGTTCAGCTTCATCATATGAATTATATTTTGTATATTTATTAATAGCCGCTGGTACTAATGTTTCAAAATATTCTTGTGTCAATAAAGATTGTATCATAATTATTTCATTTTCATTCAAGTTATAACCAATATTACCAAACGATAAGTATGTTTGTGGTTGAAGCATAAAAGAATTAATTCTACTATATCTAATTAATTCATCTGCTATTCTTTTAAAATATATTAGTTTATTCTCTTTTTTTGTTATTAAATTATTTTCTGGCAAAATTAAATTACATTTTCCATCTTTTGTAAATGTACATAAATTTGGTGTAGAATCACAAGTATCTTTATTTTTAACAACACACGTAGATATTTGATTAATTAATTTATAATAATTATCATCGCCTGTAAATTGTATTGTATTATTTACCAATTTTTTTAATAAATTATATACATTATCTAATTTTTCAGAATATATTATGTATTCCTTTTTTAACATTTGTTCAATTTCTTCTCTTAATTTTACATTTTCATAATCATTCAATAAAATTCTAATTGTGTTTCTAAAAACATTGTAAAATCCAGTTTCCATTTTTGTTTTTTTAATGTATTCAACACGTTCTTCATCTACATCGTTACTTGATGAAACAGGTATATCTATTTGTAATAATGATTTTGTATCCTTATTTATATTTTTATTTACAATATAGTGTTGATCTTTTATAGATGGTAATATAAAATCATCATCTGCTTCTAATTCACTAATAGGTTGTGATATTTGAATAAATTGATTTGTTTCAGTTAATATACCAACAACCCATTCATCTTCAACAATTTTAAAAGCGGGTTTACAAGGAATAGATATTTTTCTGTTTTTAGTTCTTTTTTCAAGATTATTTAAAAACCGAACGGTATTATAATAATTATTCCATAAACTTAAATCATTCATAAAAACAATATCAAAATCTTCATTATCTTGAATTGACGAAGGATAGCATGGAACAAAACACTCTTTTTGAGTTTTTGGCTCTTCTGCTATTACACCAATTACTTTATTATTAAAATTCATAACAAATTTATCGATTTTATATTGTATACTTTTTAGTTCTAATAACAACTCATAAAGCATTAATGGTTTTTTTGCTTTATAAACATTCGGCATACTATCTAATGGTTTACACATAATATCCAAATATGGTTTAATTATTTCATTAATTACACGTCTTAATTCAGGCGATATTTTTGAACCAATTTCTTTAAATTGAGTTATTATTTCTAATTTTTCTCTAATAGTATATGAATATATTGGTTCATAATAATCATCTTGTTTTAACATAATTATAGTTGGTTTTTTGGAATTATAAAACTCTTTTGAATAGTGATTTGTTGGGCATAATAATTGTACATTATTTGTTATATCATCATTTGGTATTTTAAATATTATTAAATTTGCTCCTAACTCAAATAAATCTTTATTTGGCATACTTATAATATCCCATAAATATGTGTGGTCAATAATAGCATCATCATCTCGTAAAAAATTTTTGAAATTTTCAAATGCTGATATTACCTTTTTCATATAATAAAGTTCATTATCATTTCCAATATTTAATTTTGAAAAAATGTTAGTCTTCTCTTTATATTTTGATACATCTATACTATTAGTATTGTTCATATCATGAAAATCTGTAACAAGATTACCATTTTGATAAGTTACGAATGAATCAATTGTAATTGATTTTATTATTCTTTCTTTCATGTCTTTTATATTTAAAACCTTTTTGAATTTTTTTATGTTATTTTGATCTATGTAGACTTTATTAAAAAATAATATATTTGAAATACATGCAATAAAAGATTGGTTTTTATTAATTTCGATACCATGACGCAATAAACAAGGATGGTCTGGTTTAATATTTGTATTTGTTTTACTTATTTGACAATCCGCGTTTACTTCATGTAACATTTTTTGAATTCCAAATGGCAAATAACCCCAACGACCCTTTGTTAAAGGAAATTTGTCTGGTCCTTTTATATATTCATCTTGTTCTGCTACCTTTTCTTCAGGTTGAATTTGTTTTACATGCAGTTCTTTTTCTTTTTCTTTTTCTTTTGGTTCACTTACCATTTTTGTTTCTATTGGTTCTTCTAGTTTTTTTTTATTACCTTTATCATGTTTTATTTCTTTTGCTTCTTTTTTATTTTCTTCAAAACATTTTGTATTTGCAAGTATTCTACCTTCAGTATTATATTTATCAAAGCAACAAGGTAAACATAATCCCTTTGGATGTTTATCTGGAATTAACCCAGGATATTTTCTTGGAGCAGTTACATTAATAAATTCTTTATAATTTATTTTATCATCTTTATTGGTATCTTCATAATCAAACATTTTACGCATATTGCTTTCTTGTTTTTCTAAAAATTCTCGAACTTGATCAGCACTTGGTTTAATACCATTTATTTTTGTATAATGTTCGCTCCAACTTTTTTCAGTATAATCTTCCTTTAAATCCTTTAATATTTTTTTAAATTCATTAAAATCAATTAATCCATCTTTATCATTATCATGTTTTTTATAAGCCTTATCATATTTATCTACATTTTTATGTTCTGATTCATAAAATTCATAAATATAATATCCAGGTTTCACTTCTTTATCTTTACGCGGAATTACTTTACCACATGTCGGGTGTTCTAACTCTTTTTTACCATCTTTTCCTACAACTTCTTTTAATTCTCTTGGATCAACAATAGTATTTGTTTTTAGACACCAATAACGAGGACATATATAATTAAATTTATTATTCGGGTTAGATCCATATTTTATAACATCTTCGTCTCGTAAAAATCCCTTGTGTTCTTTATTTATTTTTGCCAATTGTTCATCTGTTAAAATAACTGGTTGTCTTCTAGTATCTGAACTACATGTTCTAGAATAAGCATTATACTCGGCACTATCTTCTTTCAGAATTAAAACGGGGTCTTTGCTTTCAATTAATGATTGAAAATAATATGGTTTATTCAACTTCATACCATCAATATTTCTAACTTCATTTTCTTGTTCCTCAATATCCTCTTCCTCCACTTCCTTATTATATTCTTTTTCTTCTGCTTTTTCTTCTGCATTTTCTTCTGGTAATACATGTTCTAATTCAGGCATAGTATCTGTTGTATTTTCTGAATCACTCATAATGTCAATACGCTTGAAATCTTCAACAGGTAATGGTGCTATTTTTTCTTCCTTTTCTATATTAACTGGAATATCAAGTTGTAAATCAATTTTAGGTGGTAAAGATTTTAATGTTTCTTCCTTAGGTATTTCTTGAATAGGTTCAGAAGAAGCAACAATTATCTCTTTTGGTGATTCAACCGCGGATAAACTTTTGTCTGAATCGATTGATTCTTCAACTGAAGAACTACTATTTACACCAAATGATTCCAAACTTTTTGGTGATTCAACTGCGGATGAACTTTTATCAGAATCTATTGATTCCTCACTAGAAATTTCTTTCATAGGTTCAATATCAAATGAACTTTTATCAGAATCTATTGATTCCTCACTACTAGTATTTTTACCTCCTTCTATTTCTTCATACTCTTCATCTTCATCAAAAAATAAACTAAATGCTACTTTGGGTTTATCTGTTTTTATTGATTTATATTTTTGATAATCTATATTTTCTTCTTCATCTTCTAAAAATGGTACTTCTACCTCTTCAGCAGATTTTTCAGTAGATGAAATTATATCTTCTGCTAATATTTCTTCTTTTTCACCCGTAGAACATAAAGTATTAATTTCCTGTACTGGGTAATTTGTACTATTTTTATCTTGTGTAAGACGAATCATAGTGTCTAAATAAACTGGTATAGTTTGTAAATAATGAATATCATTAATATTTTCTACTGAAATAGTTATAACACTAATTTTTTGTTCAAATAAAATGGTAGTTTTAAAACCAGGATTATTTTTAATTTTTATATCTGATTTTCTTACTCCACGCTCAACTTGAATTTCATTTGCTATTTTTCTAATTAATTCTTCTGCTTGATTACGATTTAAGTCATTTGGAAAATTTTCTAAAAGTGCTTCTACTATTTCAACCCCTCTATATCCTTGTTCAGATTTTTCTAAAATAAATGCTTCTTGACTGCTAACTTTACTAAAATTAGATACTCTTTTAAAACGTAAATGAATACCTGTTTTTAATTCACTTGATTCATTATTAAAAATAGAAGAAATACAATTTTTATAAATCGATAAATCTATTGGTTTGTTTATTTTAATTTGTGATACATAATTGATTTGTTTTATTTCAACATTGCTATCATATAAACTATTAAATAATTTTAATTTATAACCACTTTGTTCTAGTAAGTTTTTAATTTCACTAATAATAGGATTTATTGATTCTCTAATAAGATTATTCACGTCAACCTCACTTAGTATAGTCTCAAATTCAGAACTAATAGTAATATATCCATTTTCATCAAATTCGCAAATTAATGTTTGTATTATTTCTTCATTTTTTATTTCAATAAAAACAGACACTGATTTTGTTTTGGCAATTGTTTTCATTAATTTAAAAATAACCGCTTTTTTTAGATAAGGGATTTTTCTACCATCAATTGATATTTTATCTGTGTAAAGTCTATAAATATTTTCCTGTCTAGATGATGGATTGTATTTAATTAATGGATTATTTTCAGTAGCATGTATAATTTTAAATATAATTTCTAATGGAATATTTATATCAAAATCGGGTTTAATAATAGCCTTTATATATTTGATTCCTTTGCTTACATATTTTAAATCTGTTTTTTTTAATTTATACACGTCATAAAACATACTTACAGATTTAAATAAATCATTTGTTTTATCATTTATTATTTTTTTATTATTTTCCAGTAATTTTTCTTTTTCATCACGCAAATCTTCTAATGAGTGTATATTTTTACTATAAAGAAAAGGATAATATATTTTAATTGTGGTTTCTTCTGAAATTTGTTTTTTTGACACAAAATCTAATACGTTATTTGCTAAACATAAATATATGTTATTATTCATTATGCTCCCACTATTTAAAAGCAAATGACCATTTAATGTAGATAAAGATTTTCTGGCATTTTTTTCAAAAAACTTATCATAATCTGTTATATTATATGGATTACTAACAAATGGATATTCATTTTCAACTATAAAAAATTTTTGACCTAAAACTTTATTTATAATATATGTTTTGTTGTCCAATTTCATTTCCAAAATGTCATCAAATGTATATACGTCTTTATCAGCTAGTGGGACAATTTCATTACCATTTTCATCACTCACAATATTTGATAAAAATTGTTGTAATCTAATTTTTGTAAGTTCTAATTTTTTATTTTGAGTTAATGATTGATAAACTGAAACCGCATTTAAAGATTCTAATTTTTGACAAAATAAATAAATTTCATCAAAAGATACCATTATACTCAATCGTTCTTTTAACACATTTAGTATTTTAATTTTAATAGTACTAATTGAATCATCATAATGTATCTCTTCTTCAACAAAAATAGGTGTTATTTTTTTTGAATTTATATATTCAATTTCATCATCTGTAAATATTGATTTAAATAATTCTTCGATTTCCTCTGTATCTTTTTTTATTTTTCCGTAAAAAATAATTATACCATCTATTGAACCATTTACCAAATAATTTAATTTATAGATACCTAAAGGTTGCATTTTTTTTACGATATCACTATATTTATTTGAAGATATTAACTTTGACATAATATATATAACGATAGTATTATTTTTAATTTAATTATTTACAAAGATATTAAATTAAAATATTTATTTACTAAAAAAAATTATGTTTAACATATAACCTGCTGCAACAAACGCAGCTACATTTGTTATAAAACTATTTACACTTTTAATTTTAAATAATTTTTTTGATGTTTCATCACTTAGATTATATTTTATATTAAAATATGCTTCAAACCTACGTAAAAGTAAAAAATGTAACACAAATTTTAAAATAAGCATAAGACAAAAAATTGTAGTTAAAATACTATTATGTTTTCTAATAAATAAAACATATAACGCTATTAGTAAAAGTATAGTATCTAACAAATCTGATACATATATAAGCGAATTATCAAGAATGTTATAAAATTTTGTTACATTACTATGATTATGTAAATTTAAATAATAAATAGATAAATATAATAGATATTTAAAACCCTTAAAAAATAATAATATTAATACTATTATCGCTAATACAATAGTTTTATCGCTAAAAGAGTTTGACATATTATAATATATTAATATATTTTATTTTACACATTTTAAGATTTGTACTTTCATATAATATATTTTAGTATTAACTAAAATATATTATAAAAAAATTGAAATAAATATACTACATTTAGTTTTTCATATAATTATAATAATGAACGCTACACGTATTCTTGATATATTTAGACGGACAACTTTGTCACATATTAAATCGCCTTTAGGACGATGGAATATTCATAATAATAAAGAAACTACACTTAAAATTAAATATGCTAACGAAGACAATTGTGGTATTTCTGGCAACAATTATAAAAATACAACACAAATACAAAAAAATATTGTGTTAGATGATAACCAATATATCTATATGATGGGTTATGAATCAATAAATAACTAAGCATACATAAAATTAAAAATATCTATAAAGGTGTTATTTTTAAACTAAATCATAATATGGGTTATCATTTATTTTCATCCCACAATATTCCTTTGGATTGTTTTTATAGTCAATAGGGTCATATATACCAGCCGCTTTTGCATTTTCCAATAAAAATTTAAAGTTTTGCCAAAAATCTTGTTTGTGTCCAATAGATTCAGTCATAATGTGTGATAATTCATGTAGAGCTACAAAGGTTAATGTATTAATATCAATTAATTTATTTCCTTCTTTTGTAGTATTTAAACAAAACGCCAATTTTTCGCCTTTATTTTCACTATATGCCGTCAACTCACTTGTAGGCAGTGTTTCACTTATTTTTTTTGGATTGAAACCTTCTACAAGCCTAATAGTACGAGCATCTCCAGAATGTTTATCTTTCATATATTTTACCATATCCTTCATTTTTTGAGTAACATCCGCTAATAAATTGGCTGCTAATTCTAATTTCTCACGCTCTCTAACACAATATTTGTTTCCATCTTTTGAAGCAATTATACATTTTAAATTGAATAAATCAGATTCATAATATATTCTTAAACAAAAAAGAAGTATCACAGCTAAAAATATATAAAAAAATATACCATGTTTTTCCATATATATATATACTTTTATAAAAATATGGAAATATATTTGAGTTAATAAAATTAGTCAGGACTTACACCTGGAGCTCCGCTTAATGTGCCATCTCCGATACCTATTTGAAAGTCGTAATAATTATTTTCTATATTGGGAACATTTTCATAATCTTTAAAATGTAATTCTGTATTATTATTAGTTCTATAAAATCTAGCTTGAAATTGTTTTTCTATTTCTGATTTAATAATATCTTCTAACATGGTACCATTAATGTATAGTCTTGAAAATATATTATTTAATAATAATGTAGTACCATATTCATCAGCTTGGTCTTTCAAATTAATACCATTTACATTTACACCATTTATATCAGAAAGTGTAGTTTGTATTTCATTATTAATTATTGTATTTAATGATACATCATTAACTTTTAGACTTTTTACATTTATTCCACTAGAACTAGAAAGCGTAGTTTGTATATTATCATTAATAATATTTTGTAATGGCTTATTATTAATCTTTAAATCTTCATTTGAAGCAGATAATAATATATTATTACTTGGATCTATTGGATTCATACCTAATTTAATTTGGTCTACATTAAGAACACCATCATTATTTAGATATAATGGTACTCTTGTGCCACCGATACCATCAGGTGTAAAATCATTAAATGCTATGTAAAACCCAGCCTC